GTGAAACGATCCGCGTAACGCGTAGAGGCTAGTGTTTATGTGGTATTGGGGGCAAAGTGTATTTTGTGTTATTTCTTGCTTGCTTTTAGTGTACGTTTGTAGTTTGGTAAGTGTGGCAATGATGCCAAATACAAAGAAAGAAAATATAGTTATGAAAAGTTATCCAATATGGAACAATGTCCAAGCGTGTATCTACAAAAGCTCAAAGAGTTATGGAGCAAGGGAGCAATCATGTGTTGATGTTAAAGTGGGAACAAGCTCCCGAAATAGCTTTGACTTTGTGAGTCACCGCACAACTCGCAGAGTTCATGAAGATGGAAGCGCAGAATTTCGCTTCTATGTAGATGATCAACTCATCAAACGCGCTTTGGTAACTAAGAAAAAAGAATATCGCGAGTTACCAATCGAGGATTTGCAAATCGTTTTAGCGTCATGATCGCACTTTTACAACTACTCGCGATTTTTTGGGGTCCTTACTTGATGGTAGGGGCGTGGATCAAATTAAAACAATTAATGCAAAGGAGATAGAGAGATGGACAAACAAGAAGAAGTACTCGCACGCATCAATGATTATGATGGGGAAGCTAACCATTACCTACTGATATGGGATGATCCCATGGTGATGGAGATTCGTAACGAAAAGCAATTGCGGAAAATGTTTGAGGAATGCAAAGCATATGATGGCGGAGATATGCTCTTATGCGGAGAAAAACGCTTTCATTATGAGGCACAATCAAGCGACATTGATGGGATCATGGCGCATCTAAACAAAGAGAAAGAAGTCACGATTGGAGAAATGCGCAATCCATCCCCTCAATATGTAACGGATAAAGATGGATATGTACGCATTCGCAGAATCTATAACAACGGAGAATAAGAGAAATGAGTAAATTTACAAGATGCGGATTGAACGCGGATTGGAGCTTTGAAGCATGGCACTATGGCGATAATGAACCTAATTGCGTTGATGGCGATTATTACATCGTTGATCTAGAGGGCGATGGTTTCCAAGTGGTGCAATACTTTCCTAATGAGTTGATGAAAGATGATTATGATGAAGAGAAAGTCAAAGTATTCCACGCCCTTCTTGAATCTTTGGATGAGGCTAAAAATTACATAAAGGAGAAACTAGCATGAACGAAGCACAAATTTTGGCATGCGAGAAAAGGGAATTAGTTTCCAAGATTTCGTATTGGGAGAACCAAAAACGAAAAGCTGAAAAGCGCTTGGAGAAACTACTTATCGAGGTTGAGGAAATAGAAAAAAAGATAACAAAGGAGAAACTCGTATGAGTGATACATTCGACAAAATCGCGAGCAATTTCATTGCAACGCTAAGTAAAGAGGAACTCGATTACTGCACCGATGACATCGAGAAATACCCCGATCACTTCGGATTTGCTGGATTACAGGATTTGATGGATGCGAATGTTGAGCTACTCAATACAATTGAGAAACTTAACCTAAAAGTGCCTACCAATCGCCCTCACTTATGCGATGAAGAAGCATGCGAGTACCTCAATAAATGCATTGATCGCATTGATGAGAAATTAAAGGAGATCGCGAACGCATGAAGCACGCAAGCGACATTTTCCCAACCGCATTGGCGGAGCTACTCGCGATTAGCGAGAAAGCACGCCAGGAACGAGAAACGCGGGCAAAGGATACAATGCAACGCGATACGAGAAAGGCGGATGATCGTGTAACGATCCGCGTATCGCGTAAACGCGCAAGGCAGATGGCTTTACCATTAACTAAATAACAAAGGAGAAAAACGATGAAAAATAACGCATCTAACCCATTGAGCAATTGGCTCGATGATAAATTAATCATTGTCGGATTGGACAAATCAAGCGAATCGAAGCTAAGGAGAAACTTGGAAGCGGATCTTGCTAAGTCTTTCATCAAAGACGCAAACAAGAGAAAGAAGAAAGCCTTAAAAAAGGAGAACGCATAATGGAAGCCACAAAAGAGAAACGCGCCACATTCACGCCCGGACCTTGGCATGCATATCAATCGCGCAAAAATGTCCATCGAGATATTGCGTCCCATGACGGCAGTAAGATCGCGAAAGAAGTACACCACGCAAACGCGCGATTGATCGCGGCGGCTCCGGCGATGTACGAAATGTGCAAGCTATTTGAGGAATGCATGGAAAATGTAGATAGAGAGGGTGAATATGACGCGAGCTATGAACTTGCAAAGGTCCGCGAGGTTCTCGCCAAGGTAGAGGGGGGTGAGGGATGAGCGAAGAGAAATACAATAAAGCCGCCCTGGAGTTAGTCGATTGGGTTGAGAGAAACGCGGAACTAGAAGCCGCCCTTGGCGTGCTATTCATGGACATGTGCCTAGACTTTTGGTTCAAATGTGCCGGACCCGAATCCGCGATGGAAGCCATTGACAAGTTAATGCGTGCAAAGATTGACGAATACTACAAGGAGCAGAAAAGCCATGAGAATAATTGAGCAAGAAGAGAAATACCTTAAAATTCAACAATGGTTGCGGAAACGCTACACCAAAAACGGATTACTCACTATTGATGTTGGTGGAAAGCCAACGAAGTATAAGCGCCTTGAGACATTAGCTTGGTGGAAATATATGTGTAAAGGTTATCGATGGATGGAGATGGCTGATGGTTCATGGGAATTATGTTCTGTTAGTCGATCAGGTTTGACCATGCCATGCAAGTCATGAGCAGTAAACAAGACAACGACATGATCCCGCGCATCGCGCTTGGGCTGGCCATCTTCGTGGCCATGCGTTTCGCGCCCAGGTTGATCGCGTGGTGGAATAAGAGAAAGGAGAAAACGATATGAGCGAAATTAAGGAACTTATAACGCAAGCGATATCTGCGGGTATTGCAAAAGAAGACGCATTCCTTTGGGTATCTCAAAGGGTGAAAAAATATGAGGCTCCTGTGGATTGCACAGATGCATATGCAAGAGCGTGGTCCAAAGCTATGGGCGGGCCTTCCGTTGGTGACCTTACCAGGTTAATTGAGGAAATGTATTGAAAGGAGAAATCCGAATTAGCCCCATAGACCCACCTAAAAAGCGTTTTGATTTGAGATCACGCAATTATCGACACAAATAATCAAAACGCTTTCTATGCCCCTTCTTGGAGACGAGAGGGGGCTTTTTGTATCCTTATGTAGTCTCACCAAGGCGACTGACTCACTTTTCCGTCATTCAAGGTAGGAGAAACCGCCAAGGTGAATCGTCCAACGGATGGATGGAAGTCAAAGTTGGTAGCCATGCTTTCCCCATTCCTGTTTTTCGCGACATTAAAATGAATCTCCCGCTTATCGTAGTCAGTACCATCATCGGATCTCGATAGGAGAAACACGCAGTCCGCGTCTTGCTCAATGGACCCACTCTCGCGCAGATCGGAGATCACGGGTTTGCGGTTCTGCGTTTCCAAGGCTCGATTCAATTGGCTCAACGCGAGAATCGGTACACCCAGCTCCATCGCGGTTTGCTTGAGAACGCGAGAAATGTAGCTCACCTCTTGCACACGGGAATCGTGGCCAGGTGCGGAGAGTAGTTGGAGGTAGTCGATTACCGCAAGACCTACCCTACCCTGTATCACCTCTTGGGCGAGAAATGCGCGGAATGAATCCACCGTGGCAGAGCTATCATCCTTGAATGTTATGGGCCATGACTTCATACGGTTCTTTGTACCTTCCAGCTTCTTACGATCCTCCGCAGAAAGGTCACCCTCCTTGCGCGGGCGGGCAACCCCACTATCGTGGGAGAGCAACCGCCCAGCACATTCGCTTGCACCCATTTCCAATGATGCATACGCTACCCTCAACCCATGACGGGCAATCCCATATGCGAGTTGCACCGCAAACGCAGACTTCCCTACTCCAGGACGAGCCGCTAATACATACAACGCACCTGGGCGGAATCCACCTCCGAGAATCAGATCCAGCTTATTGAATCCTGTACTCACCGCAGAGGAGTCACCCGCATCCACTCTGAGAAACTCCGAGTATGCTTCGTTCCCCGCAGTACCGCACTTGACTTGACCTCTTCCCTTGGAGATAGATTTCGCAACGCGGGTAGTGAAACTACCAGCCACATCTTCCGCACTCTTTCCTTCCTTGATCTCATCCTGGGCATAGAAGATCGCTTTCTCCACCGCCCGAAGGTTCCGGCTATCGATCAGATGATCGATGTATCGATCTATTGATCCACCGCCATATCTTTCGGAAAGAGAAATTGCATCTGATGCAAGATCGGGTTCGTGGATAGCGACATCAATCTCATTGCATGGGGTATGCTTTCCTATGAGATCGAATATCTTTTGGTGTGTTGGATTTACGAAGTCCTCATCCGTGAGACGCTCAAGAGCGAGGGCGGCGCATTGTCCGCTCTCATCTCTGAGACATCCAGCGAGGACTGCTTGTTCGGCAACATTGAAATCCATTAGATTACTTTTACTCCTTGATGAAGTTGTTTTCTCGCACCCTCGAACTTCTCACCCAACCATCCGCGACATGCGTTCCTGTAACAGGCCTCCCAATCTGCATAGGTATGTCCCTTGGATAACGCCCAATCCATGAACGCGGTCACCGCTCTCTCATGATCGAGTCCAAACCGCTCCGCGATCTCGCGAGGAGGATTGAAGTCTTCGGGTAATGGCTTTGCCTTTTTTTTCTTAGAAGAAGTAGGAGTCTTTTTTAAAGACGACTTTTCCACAATTTGCGAAACAGGACTATTGTTAGGAGTAAAATTGTTAAATTTTACGACTACTTCGCGTGTGCGCGCGAGGGCTTGCCACAAATCCTCCACAATATATCCACAAATTGTGGAAGATGGAGTTTGTCCATATACTTCACAATACTCTTCTAAGATTGCATGATGCTTCTCAGGCAACCGTACCCGAAGCTCTTTCATTTTTGTATCTTTCTTAGCCATTTTTTATCTAGCTCCAGCACCCATGATCGCTGATATGATTGCGAGTAAGAGCCAAATAAAGCACCCAACTGCGGTCAGAAATAGCCCACTTAATAGTAATAATTCTATGAGTCTCATTTCACTAAATGATGCCTCAGAATGAGTATCGCATCTGCTGTTTTGAGGGTTAATCCTTTGACATTGGGGAAGAATTGCTTGGCTTGATTCATCAATGCTTTCTTACGCTTGCCGGAGGTTAGTCCACTTAGCCCGCTAAGTCCCTTCTGCCACTCCTGTGGACGCACAAGTGTGAACGGGATCTCCGCCATACGCATCACACCTTGGATAAAGCCATAGCTGGCCCCTAGCTTAAAGCTCGTGGAACTAGGTATCATCTTCCCCGCAAAGGGAGGTACTAGCTCGATGACCGCTTCTATCTCTGTGACATCGGGGTGGTCCTTCAAGTCCTGGATATGCTCCACAAACTCGAAGTCCTCATCAAGGGTATGCAAGTTGATGGTATGTAATCCGTTCCAAGCAATCGCGTATCCTCCCGACTTGCCGGGATCAATTGCTATTGTCAGCTTCATCCCCACAATCCTCCTCGAAGGTGATCACCACATCAGGGTCCGCCACGCAGTCCAGGTTCTCACCTTTGAGATGAGCCACTATCTGCTGGAGCAAACTATGCATCATAAACATAACATGCTCTTTGTTCTTCTCCCCGCCTTTACTCAATGCGTCTGCATTAAGACACAATATTTTTTCCATGTTTTCTATACTCATTTAAGCCGCCTCCTTTTGAGATTTCTTAGCGTTATCCATCTTCACCGCCTTCGCGAAGTCTGCGATTTCGTACAGCTTGCGATTGCCAAGGTAAGTGAAGTTTAGTTTGTAGTCTCTCAGCATCCGATACACATAGGTACGGGAAACATCGAAGTGCTTCGCCATATCCTTGATGCACAACTTGTCTGCTTTGATTGATGACTTCCTCTCCACATCCAGCGGAACCACATTATCCGCATAACCGGGGAAGTAATTACTTTGTGTACACTCAGCCCATATTCTGCACGCCTTGTACATCGCGTCAGTCTGCGATTCTATCTCAGATGTATTAATACTATAGGCCGCTGTGAGATACGGTGCTTTCTTCTCAACTGCTAGGAATATAAACTCGGTAGGTTTCTCGCCAGCAAGGCGTAGTCCTTCCAAGTACCATGCCACTTGGAATGCATAGCCAAATTGGCGTACACTCTTGGCGAAACCACGAGCAGATGCATCCATTGTGCTTTTTAAATCAATCACCACACCCGCGCCGGGAAGATATAAATCAGGGCGTACCTTGCACTTCGCGCCTTCGCAATCAAAGTACCCCGTTCCCTCAATCACCGCATCCTTTTCCGCCAGGTACTGCTTCAAGATCGGATGATCCAAAGCACTAGATGCCATATCGCACACCATCTGATAATCAGATTCTGTTAGCCACTTTACATGAGGTTCCTCCGCTTGCATCTCCGCAAACGCTTCCTTGTACACGGTACTTAATGGACCCTTGCCACCAATCTGCTTGGGCTTTACCGCAAACTCGGATTCAAACCTAGCTGGCTCAAGTGTAGCAGTATGAAACGCATCCCCGATTATAAGTGCGGGGGTAGCGGGAGATGGATTCTCGCGATCATGCTTCACTTTCGCGGGGCATGTGGTGAGGAGGCTCCACGCAGTCGAGCGAGATAACTCGCTCGACCCGTGGTACGCTTCGTTTTCGATACCTTGCGTTAACATATTACGGTATCCTTTTTAAGTGCGGGATACTCATCCTCGATACCTTCCAGCATCGCACGAATTTCGGGATCGCATTCACGCCACTCCTTGATACGGCGAACCGCATGGGTGACATTTGTATGATCGCGGTCAAACTTCTTGCCCACTTCCATACGGGTAAGCCCGGAGCAATACGAATAAAACATCGCGATCTGACGAGCTAGTGCGATCTTTTTCAGACGGCATCGGGAGTTTAACTGCTGTAAAGTTACTCCCATATTTTCTGCCACCACTTTTTTGATTTTGCCAACCGTCATCAGTCTTCCTCCTTCTTTATATCAACAGGAAGAGTTGTCCGTTGGACTTCCTTACCATTCATGATTTTGGTACTGATACCAGCGGAACTCGTTAACTCCAAACCAGGGCATGCGAAATGCACTTTCCTCGGATCACCGCCATCCTTTAAGTAAGAGTGTACGAAATGAGTGATATCTAACATGTCATCTATGCTCTGCTTTGCCTTCTTAAACTTGTATATAGAAGGAAGAGTATGTACTTCTAGTTGCATCAGAATGGGTTCTCCTCGTCTTCCGCTTGTACGGGTTCTTGTACAG